ATGTAATACTATGGCCCGGCTGGCTTAATCATACTATTAAGAAAAATACATTTAATTACAATCGAGTGTCAGTTGGTTTAATGGTCAAAGCAAGGTTAAAATGAAACAAACTACTTCGCTATGTGAAAAATGCTATAAACATATTCCTTCACAGGTAATCGAGCGTGATCGCGGCATCTGGATCCTTAAAGATTGTCCAGAGCACGGGCATACTGAATATATGATAGAACGCGATGCTGTATTCTATAACAGTCTTATAAACGATAAACAAGCATACGATACCGGAGGATATGTTATCGAAGTGACAGATCGATGTAATTTAACTTGTCCACATTGCTATCAAGAGCCGGATAACAGTAAAAAAGATAAATCGATTGAATCGATATTAGCACAGATTAAAAGTTTTCCTCGGGATAATTATTCAATTACGCTTGCCGGAGCAGAACCGACAATGCGTAAAGATCTATGTGAACTTATTTTACAAATCAGACAGTTGGGTAGACAAGTTAATATTCTGACAAATGGATTAAAATTGTCTGACATAGATTATGCATCGAAACTACAAGCTAGTGGGTGCGATTTTGTAACTATCGGATTAAATCATCCCGATTATCAAGGAGTAGCCGTACATAAGAAACAATTAACTGCGATTAATAATTGTATTCAGTTAAATTTTAAAATTAAAAATATAAATTATACTCTTGCAAACTTGGAACAAATACCGTTTATACTTGCAGAAATACAAAATTTTGGAAACACAGCTGAAGAATATAGAATCAGAGGCGGAGCAAATATTGGCCGATCACCTAATGAGCCGCCGTCATATTTGTCAACATTAGTATACAGAATACATAAAGAAGTAACCGCTAATAAATGGATATGGAATAAAGTTAAAGCCGATGATAATCTATATCATTATATGGTAGAAATAAATGGATTATCACACAGGATCATTCAGTGGGCAGATGTTACTACTGTAGATTTAAATGAGTTACAATGTGGCCCATGGGGAAGTTTTGTTCCTAATACTCCGTTAACAAATTTAATGCATCAGGTTATATTACGAGATGCCGCAATTAATAAAGGTATGGCCTTATTAGATAGTGTGCCATTAAAATTCTATAAACATGATTAAAGGTATAAACAATATTCCATACTATAATTTAGATTCGTATCTAGATATGGATCAATTTGATTTAATGCAACCAGAAATTTTAAAAGGTTTTGCACTGGCCAGAGAGTACGCCAAAGAAGGTACTTGGATGTCTCCAGGATTTACTTTTGAAGAAATGAGTTATAAAATTCATTGGAAACCTATATATAAAGCCATGCAAGAGTTTTTAGATTTACCCGACAATAATCCTATAAAGAGAATCGGTGCAACTTTAATGCCTAAAGATTTTAAAAATTTTAAAGAACGCAATGTGTTTACACGATTTTTAAAAATGTCTATGGGTGCATATGATCCTTACATTTATTATTATTTGTGGGAGGAAGGATCTTGGGATGATAGAACCGCTCCTCGAAAATTAACAGAAGAAGCACAGTATTTTCCAACTGTAATTAAATGGATAGAGGATATGATTAAAGATGGTATCTTTGAACATGTGGGTCGAGTTATATTTTTTCATTGTGACCACGACGGAATTCCTTTTGAACATAGAGATTTAGATGCTAAAAATGGAATGAATCAAACGTTCCCTCATCGCAATGAATTTATACATATACGCCCTAATACAAAAAAAGCTATGTATTTGTGGGATCCAAAAAATAATAATAAGATTTATCTAAACTCTCGTGCATCTTGGTGGAATGATCAAGACTGGCACGGAGGTGAACGAATTATGGAACAAAGTTACGCATTACGCATAGACGGCAAATTTACAGAAGAGTTTCGTAAAAAGCTAGGTATCGATCATCTGGATGTGTACTAATGAAATTATTAGGAAATTATAAGGAGTGGATAACTTCTGAATTACTTAACATTCTATTAGATAATGATGGAGATATAACTCCTGTGTACCAACCAGATAAATGGAAAGGTACTCCGGAGTTTGATGAAGCGAGAATGACCCTTGAGCAAGCAGGGTATCCATCTGGAGATTATAAATTTTGTCAATTTACCAAAAATACACAATGTCTTCAACATCTTGATATTAAAATGCCAATCGAAATTAAGGAAACTAATTACCACTGGTGGATTATAAAATTATTGCCAGGCCAGTTTCAACCTATGCATTTTGATCCACATATCACTCAGGTTAAAGAATGTAAGAGATGGACTATGCCGTTGCTTGACTATAAGCCTGGACATATATTTGTATATGAAAATTATTTGTTATCTGATTATAAGGCTGGAGATTTATTTCTGTGGCCTGATCCAATGATCTATCACGGTGTATGTAATATTAGTATGCACACACGACTAACATTACAAATTAGTTCTTATACTAATTAGTTTGTAGTAACAACCACGTTCAGCAACCACTTTGATTTGATACCAAAGTTCATTCCTGTATGCCATTCACACATGTCATGCCATTCAATAATATCGCCTTGTGTAGGTTGACAGTAGTGATCCTCGCCTAGAATAAATACATGCCCAGGTTCTGCTTTACTGGCAAATATGCTATACTTTTTAGCACCAGCTTCAATCCAGTCATCCATAATAGCATCGCAATGATGTGGCAACATTTTACCTGGTTCGGATTGACTAAACTCTGCCCATAATACTTCTTTGATATTTAAAATCTCACTAAATGTATCTTTAACCATATCTCTAGCATCTATACAGCGAACGCTGATAGCATCGATGTTCATATTAGAAGCTTGCCAACCTTTAACCGACTTATGGCATTCTGCACCATTACATTTTTCGATACTGAGAATGTCTTTATCAAATCGTTCCATCCATAAATCATAGCTTTTAGGAGTTAGAAGTCCTTTTGATTCTGGTATAGAATCAATGATAGAGTCTAAATCAACTAGCTCTGCACAGTTTGTAATGTAGGTTGAATTCTTCATGTTTAATATCCTAATAAGTGGAAAAGATAATAACTTTCCTTACCAGCGTTCATTGCACCATGCCAACTGTTGTATGCAGACCACTCAACAATAGTACCAACAGGCTGATTATAATAATACTTATCTTCTAGATACATAATTTGTCCTAATACACACGGATGTATAAAACAAGTGAATCTTTTCAATTTTCCCACTTTAACATACTCTTGCTCGTTGTCGTCTACATCGTAGTGATAAGGAGCACTATATCCTGGATCAATCCTGCTGATCCATGATCTTAGCGGAGTTACGCCCACTTGTTCTGCAAATGAGCTTTCTATAGATTGATCAAAGTCCTTGTTAGGATAATAGTTTGTCCACTTTACAACTTTTGGATCTACTCCAGCATCTACCCAAAGTTTATATATTTCTGCATATCCCGGAGTACTGGTATTAAAGTTGTCAGGATCCATTGTTACATCGTGTCCTGGCAGACTAGCGACGATATCAAGTACTCCCTCCCAATCAATTAAATTTTTCATTTACGTCCCTAAAAGTTAAAACATGATCAAACATAACATTCGCAATGAAACAGATACGCTGGTTCAAAACTACAATTTGCTGCGGAATGATACTGTCTTCTATTATCCCACAAATATATATCGCCTTGTTTATTATTGCAAAATATTTCGTCTTCGATCACAAATATCTGTCCCGGAGCAGGGGGTGACATGTGTATATGAAATCTGACTAGTTTATCAAATGGAACATCGGTATGCGAATCTAAATCCCAGTGTGATGGACAACAATCGCCGGGATTAACTCTACTCATCCACGAAGACAACATTTTTACTTTCAACATGTCGGCGATTTGATTTTCAAGATCTTTACTATAATGTGTGCCAACATTATACCCTGACCAATTGATTTTGTTAAAATCAAAATTCTTTTCCCTCCAAGAATCTAAAATATAATGATTATGCGTATTTTCGATAGTACCTAATTCATTTCTTTTATCAACATTGGTGTTGTTTTTTCCTTCATACCTATTTTCGTTAGATAAACTTTCAAGATGTTTAATAACATCGTCCCAATTAATTATATCTGAACAATTTCCAAAATATTTACTCATATAATTCCGTGTATAAAGTTTTCAAATAATCACCAGGCCATTCTACATATTTTAATAATGCTTGTTTAAATAATATTTCTATATTAAGTTTGTCACCTTCTGTTGCTTCTACGAATCTAGGGCCAGATGTTTCTCCAATCATACCCTTAATACTATCTAACGGTACATACGGATCGTTACATTCTGCACACCCATAAAAATCAAAAGTACGCAAAATACCATTATCAATATAGTAGCAATGCGGATACAAACTAGTTTTATAATACCCAGCTGATACTATATCTTTAAGTATAATTCGCATCTGTGCTTGCCAGTCAGGACATTCATCATCTAAAGATCTATTACCATATACAATTTGATTGCAGGTCTCTCCAGGGAAATCAAATTCAACAGACTGTGTTTGGTTATCAATAACAATATTTTTTGGAGCCCATGGGTAATCTTTAAAAGCGGTAATATATTTTACTTCTCTCTCAAACATAAACTTGACCATGTCTTTTGTGTAGTAGGGACGTTCAGGTAACCACGATTGTAAATCTGTTGTTTGATATGCACTTGTATGATCAAACACCATGCGCAGTCTATTTCCATTTACATACGGTGTATAAATTAAGTTAGTTTCTATCAAAGAATTATTATCGGGATTAATTTTATAGAACGGTATCATAACTAACTTTAAATTCCGGTGTTATAAGTTTTTTAAATTCTTCTAGTAATTCTTGTTCTAATTTAAATTTTAAACAAGCTGTACCAAGTACAAAATTTGCTAACTTATATTTTTGATTAGCACGATTTAAAAATGGGCTAAAGATTTTGTCAAACTTATATCTAATGTCATGCTGTTCGTAGGCCGGCTCAACTGTAATACTAATTAAATCGACCGGCTGTCTACTGCACCACAAGGGTTCCCGAACTACTAATTGTAATCTTGGAATTGATCCATAGTTAGTAGCCGCATGTATACGACTAGCGTCCATGTATGCCCATCGATTATCTCGAACACATTCGTGCATGACTTTATTGTCTAAATCAATCAAGTATGCTTGCTCACCTGTTAAATTTAAATGCCAACGATTGTCTATATCGGCGTGAGCCATATAGCTTTCTCCAGGCTCCATTTTGATAATACGGGCCTGTCCAATATTGTACGGCAAGGTGTCTAACACATCTTCCCATAATGTGTCTTTGTACAAGTCTTTAATTTGCCAATCGTCATAGAAAAAGTCACCTGTTGGTTCATTGAGCACAGTTCCTTCTCTGGTTACTGGGCATTCTTTTAGTGCTTGTTCTATTAGGCCTTCAGGGCATTTCCACATTTGTTTAGTAATCATGAAATATTTATACGCTACTATTATACTATAAATATTTCATGGAACGTACAAAAATAGCCACCTCATACTCTGCTGATTTTTTAGAAATCGAACGCCCGCAGCCATTAGTCGATAATAACATTGAAAAACTAATACAGGATGTATTGAACGGTAATTTGGATAAAAACATCAGCGATACAGTATATACCAATTTTAAAAAAGAAATGACTGCTTGGTTGTTTTCCAGCACACTTAATAGTGTAACAGGGTTTGATAGTTTTGATCGAGTTGATATTATAAACGGTTGTACACAATTTATCGATAACATCTATATGCAAAGTCTTGTACAAACGCTAAAAGGCGATTACAGGTATCATATTAGATTAGATCCAAATTTGGTTTACAGCGTTCCCGGATACTTGCGTAAAGATTTACCACTAATTATTGCTATGCCATTTCCTAGTACAGGCGATGTGCATACTAACATGACGGAGATATTAGATGAAGCGAGAGACAAAGGTATTAGTGTACATGTGGACGGCGCTTGGCTTACTTGCTGTCGCGGAATTCACTTTGATGTATCTCATCCATCAATCAAATCTGTAGGCATTAGTTTGAGTAAAGGCCTAGGGTTGGGTTGGAATAGGATTGGATTAAGGTGGACTAGACAAACTACAACAGATAGTGTTACAATACAAAATGAGTTTCGTATGAATCTAAGAGCACCTGTTATGATTGGTTTGCATTTTTTGCGTAATCTTCCAGCAGATTATTTGTGGGCTAAACACGGCGAACGCTATTACAAAGTATGTCAAGATTTTAACTTGACTCCTACTAAGAGCATTTATCTAGCCCTAGACGGAAATCGTCCTGTTGGTGTAAGTCCGTTGATAAGATATTTAGAAAATGCAAACATTTCATAACATAAACGGTGTTCGTATTCCACTTAATAAAGATTGGAATAGTGTTGCTGTAAGCCTGAGCGGCGGAGCAGACAGTGCCTTGTTAGCTTATTTAATTTGCCGACTATCACCAGACAATATGCTAATACACATTATTAGTCACACTCGAATGTGGAAGACTCGTCCGTGGCAACAAGAAGATAGTAAGAGAGTTTTTAATTGGTTGTCTGTGAAATTTCCAAAAACAAAGATGATTAGACACTCTAATTTTATAGCCCCCGATATTGAGTATGGAAACATTGGCCCTAATCTAACAGATGAATATGGCAAAAAGGTAAGCGGTGATAATATACAACAGCGAGCCTACGCTGAATTTGTTTGCTACAAGTACAACATACAAGCCTACTATAATGCAGTTACACATAATCCAAGATTAGGAATTTTTAACGGCATGAGAGAAAGAGATGTTGAGCGCAATGCCGACACTGAGCATTTAGAGTACATGATTCATATGGGTCGCGTTGCTAGTCATCCTTTTCGATTTGTCGATAAAGCATGGGTAGTAGAACAATACAAGTTACTTGGTATCATGGAACTATTTGAACTAACACGTAGTTGTGAAGGCGAGTTTGAAGGAATAGATTATACTACATACAAACCAGGACAACTAGTTCCTACATGCGGTGAATGTTTTTGGTGTAAAGAACGGGAGTGGGCAATTGAACAAAACAAGTAAAACATTTTGTATGCACCCGTTTACAGGGCTAGCAACTAGAGAGGACGGCGCTATACAAGTTTGTTGTCGCAGTCATCCTGTTGGATTTATACAAGATAATTCTGTTGAAGAAATTTGGAACGGCGATACTATGAAACGTATACGTAAGTCAGTACTTACTAATATACGTCCTCCCGAGTGTGAACCTTGTTTTAAATTAGAAGATCAGGGTGTCGAATCTTTGCGACAACGTCATATAGCGGGCGCAATACCCGAAGCCCGTATCACGCTATATCCAACTGCGCTAGATGCGTTACAAGACGATTACACAATGCCATTTGAGATTCCTAGCATTGAATTAAAATTAAACAATTTATGTAACCTTAAATGTCGTATGTGCCACCCAATGGACAGTACTAGTTGGAATGATTGGAATGTAGTAGAAAAGTATTACAAGAAAACAGATAACATTTTATTTCATTTAGTTGAAGAACACAACTTAAAACGTAAACCGTATTTGGATAAATTCGAAGATAATCCTAACTGGTGGGCTAGTTTTGAAAAACTATTGCCCTACTTTAGACGTGTAGAATTTGCCGGCGGCGAACCTCTAATGGATCCACAGCATTACAAAATACTGGATATGCTGAAACCCTATGGGGATAACATAGAGTTGAAGTATGCTACAAATGGTACAACACTAGGAATTAGTAAAGGAAGAACGGTTCATGACTATTGGCCTCATTTTAAATCAATTGCCGTTAACGTCAGCCTTGACGGCATTAACGATGTTTACAATTACATTCGCGGCAACGGCGATTGGCAAGAAGTTGTACGTAACATTAAAGAAATACAAACAATAAAAAATGTTAGACGTGTAGTAGGTGCCTGTACTGTGCAAATTAGTAATATACTTGTACTAGATAAAATTATAGAACATTTCTTAGACGATTTAGAAATTATTTTCCATAGCCATCGTGTAACTTATCCAGAAGTACTATCTGCACAAGTTCTTCCTCTCAAATTAAAAGCACTAGCAATACAGCGTTTGCAGGAAATAAGCTATCGTGTAAAAGATTTTCGGATGGTTAAAAAGCATCCTGAAATTTTAAAATACACATTAGGACAAATACAAGACAACATAAATTTCCTCCAGCATGATCAAAATCATTTATGGCAGGACTGTGTGGAATTTAATCAAAATTTAGACGCTACTCGTAATCAAAGTTTTACAGAAGTTACACCAGAATTTAAACAATACATATGAAAGATATATTTTATAATTCTCAAGGTCGTAACACAGCACAAGTAACTTTAGCTACTCAAGGGCGCACGGTTGAATTATATTACCATTTAAACGATAACCCAGTTCAACATCAATGGCAGACATTCCATAAATTTGCAAGTGTGTATAAAATGCATCCTATGTCTAAGGTAAGTTTAAAGGATGTAGAACAAGTACTAGTGGGATTATGTTTAGATGTAGGCGAGATGTTTGTTCCTCCTGCTGATCAACAAAAATTAAATGAACTACACAAAAAATTTGTAATACATCAAGAACCCGGTGCTTGGGAAGAAATAAACAAATTCATACATATTGCAGAAGGTTTGCTTACAGATAAATTTTCTGAATATAATAGCACCATGTACTTTACAATGAATCCAGAACCCAAATATGTTCCTTTAAAAGAAGAACATAAACTTTGGCTTGCTACAGACGAGCATTGGGGAGACTTGTTGTTAGGCTACGCCACAATTGGAAAAGACTGGGTTGATATTGCTCGAAATGATGACAGCTTAGACGACTTGAATATACAAACTACTATAAGTCCAGAAACGTGTATGTTTTTCCATGTAGAACAACCTTGCAGTAAAAACACAGAGCGTGATTTTTATAAGTGGGCAAATGGGAAAGAAGTGCCGTTTGATAACTTAAACAAATTAGCATTAGGACGTTATTATTTAGGCAAGTTGATTATTACAGATGAATTTTTAAATTTTAATCCTAACACAAGCGATTGGTACGTGCCTAATCATAAATGTAAATTGGATTGGAACTTAACAATTGGTAGAGATGCACAAGTTAAAAATATAAAATTCTTTGACAGTGATATGTATTTAGAAACATTATTAGCTCATACAGGAATAACAGTATGATTAAAGTAACCAGTAGATATCCGCATCAAGGAAGTATAAAGATAGAATGGAATCTTGGTAAACGTTGTAACTACGACTGTAGTTATTGCCCTAGTGAAATACATGATAATACTAGTGCGCATACAGATATAGAAATATTAAAGCGCACTGTGGATAAACTAATGACGTTAGGTAAACCTGTGCGTTTAAGTTTTACAGGAGGCGAACCCTGTGTACATCCTAAATTTGATGAATTAGTTAAGTACGCTAAACATGTAGGCATAAGTTGGATTAATGTAACAACTAACGGTACCCGCCCTTACGAGTTTTATGCTGGTCTACCTGTTGATCAATATGTGTTTAGTATACATTTAGAATATGACTGGAAACGTGTATTCAATACTGTTGAAAGCATACATAAAATTACCGGTATAAAAGCCATAGCACAAATTATGGCACATCATGATCACATGCCTGCTGTCGTAGAGCTACGTGCTAAATGCTTACTAGGGCATATCCCTAATACTGTAAGACGTATACGCTGGACACAAGGTGATCATGATTTGTTCGATGATATGCGTTACAATTTAAATGATTTAGAATTGTTAAAAGAATTAGAATCTACAGTAGAGGCAAATACAGTAGTGTGGCTAGATAACAAACATTCTCAATTATTATATCATGCCAACGACATGATCAAGAATCATCAGAATAAATTTAAAGGTTGGACTTGCAACGCAGGTATAGAAAGCCTAATGATAAATTGGGACGGAGATGTACACAGAGCGACTTGTAGAGTCGGTGGTAGTCTAGGCAACATTTATGAAGCTAGCTTCGTTGCACCTAGCGAACCCGTAACTTGTGACCGTAATTTCTGTACCTGCGCGGCAGACATTCCGCTTACAAAAGTAAGTGAGAAAGTTCAGGGAACACCGTACAAAATTCAGTATGACGACTAGAATCCATTGTCTTAATATAATCAGAAAAATCTGGTAACAGATTAGTGTGGTCTTCTGCATCCATCCAGTCTAGTATACCTTCCCATCGTTTCCAACCATACGGGTTAGTTTCCCAAAATTCTTTATCCTGCGTGTAGTTCTTCCATAGCCATTCCTGCAGAGCAATAAACAATTCACGTACTTCTAGTTTATCCTCTTTAGGCAATACACGTAAACTTAACCAAGTAGGTATCCATAGTAAGTGTACACCCACTAGTCCTCCTCCCATGGTTTGGCCTGCGGCATTTTTATCAAAGTTAATTTTTTTAAAGTTCATGCGAACTTTCCATTTGATAAAATCTGGAATGTGTTTAATGTTTAGAATTTGTACAGCACAGGCAATATTGGTCTGAATGTTATCCGGAGCATTGTCTAATTTAATTAAATTATCTTCAACAGTTTTCCAGTCAAGCGGATAGCGTATATACTCTCCTCTTGGTCCTATGCCATCTAGGCTAACACCAACTTTCACTTTGCGGAATTTACTCCATATTTCAATAATTTCATCATTGACCAATATACCGTTAGTGTTATAACGCAGACTAATTTTGTCTGCATATCCCCTAGCAATAATCTCTTCTAGGAACACTCGATGCTCTTTGATTAGTAAAGGTTCTCCGCCAGCAAAATAAAGTTGTTTAATGTTTGGAATTTGATCATATACTTCATTCCAAAATTCTGGATTTTCATGCCACTTATTATTAAAGTCGTCTGCTTGCCAGCTCATTTGTTTTTTGATTAATGGGCTAGTGAATATCGGAAATACTTTTTTGTGTTCGGGTACCCACATACTTGAATCGTGCGGACTACACATAATACACTTTAGATTGCAAGTATGGCCTAGACGTAGATCTAAGTATTGTAATTTATAAGGAACTGTTCCATCTAGTTCTGTTTCTTCGATTAATTCTTTAATATCAATTTTTTCATTCAAATGCCAAGTACCCGTTTCCCAAATACGTTTACTAGCGATGCCTTGTTGTTCTTCTTCGTAGCACTTTAAACAACTAGCAGGAACTTCTCCAGCCAACATTGTTTTGCGTACCGATTTCATATAATCGTTATTAAAAGCCTGAGTTGGTAAATCGTGCGCAAAGTTAGCAGGTGTGCCATCCTCTTTCTTTACTAGTCCTACAGTATAGTCTCCAGAGTCTGCACCGCTTGCATTGGCGACACAGCAGATGCGCATGTCACCGTTAGGCCGAGTAGCTAAATGAATCCATGGTAGCACACAAAAACTAGCACTGCCAGTTAGGTCCGTAATTTGCTGTTGCCAAGTTCCTAATTGTGTGTCTACCGGCTGTAGCCAAAAAGTCTTACTCATTAAATTCCTTTAGATCTAAAAATTGATCTCTGCATTGACTGATAACCGGTTCTGGGAACTTGCCGCATGTTCTAGCACACACATGTAGTTTGTTTTCTTCAAAACTGCTGTCCCAAACTGTTTGCCATGCTTCACTGTCGATAATGTCTTTAATAGTATTTGTACGTAGGTTAAAAGTTTCCATGCCGCCAAACTGTTCCAGTACACGTTGCAAACTGGCTTGGCTGTCATTTCTAAAATCGTAGACTAGTTGTTCTTCAGTAGCGTGTAGATAAGGAGTCGCACCTACAAAACAGCAGGGCCATAGATAACCTAATGCATCTAGATAAACACTTTTAGTACGTTCAACTTCGCAATCTATTTTAGCACTAGCAATAACTTCTCGATAATTTTCCACCGTCTTACGATCAATGAATATGAGTTTTTGTTCTGTTGGACCTTCTAATTTGTGTGTAACATTACCATTCTTATCTAGTACATCAAACCAAGGATTACCAATAAATCTGCTTGTTTGTTTTTCGTAAAAACTGTCAAACCCTAAATCTTTAGCAAGATTTCTTGCAGTTTCTAATTGATGTTCGTTATGTTTAAAGGTGATAAAATTCCAACGAGCAAGTCCGCCTTGGGCAATAAAAGCAGTGGCGTTTTCTATAATCTTGTTATAGTCAGTTCCTACTCGATACAGTGCATGAGTATCCTCTAGCCCATCGATACCGAACTGTACTAAATGATTCTTTGGCATAGCCCTAGCTAATGATTCCCACCATTGTATATTTCTAGCACTACCGTTAGTATGTACATCTATTCTAGTTTCTGGGCTTGTTGTCGCGATATACTCAACTATTGAGATTAAATCTTTGTTAAGGATTGGATCTCCAAAATTTCCGCACATAGTAACAGTATGTAATTGTTTTAAAAATTCCGGAGGCACAAATTGTTTAAAAGATTCTAAATCTATATCGTTGACTTGTAGTAGTGGATTTTCTAATCCGCCGTGATGATTACGGGCACACATAGGGCAACTGGCTTGACAGTTGCTAGTCAGTTCAACGTGTAATCCTACCAGGTCATTATATGTATACATTATAGTTTCTTTTGAACAGTTCTTTGTTCTTGTAGTGTTATGTAAGGAGTGTCTTGGCTACACATGACAATGCAAGTAGTTGATGTTTTTTGTTCCCACTTTTCTTGCCAAATAGTTTGCCACAAATCTGAATCTAAAATATTCGCCAGTCCTTTTTTTCTAGAATCTATGGATTCAAATCCTCCTAGTTCTTCGACAATGTCAAATACTTCCTGCTGTATATGTCTGCCCATTGAATTCATTGATGTATTTTCATCATACAGCCCATATTTTACAAACATACTGTCATTGTAATTGGTATATAAAAATGCACCTATAATACAACAAGGTAATACTGTATAATGAGCATCGATATAAACTTCATTAGTATTTAATGCAAAACAGTTGATGCTATCTGCGTTAGGCCAAGATGCATAATTTTCTATGTCTTTACGATTTACAAAACGTATAACATTATCGGATGGTTGTTCTAGTACATGAGAAACTTTACCTTCTCGATCTAATACTGAGAATTCTTTGTTATCAAATCGTCTTGTATTTTTAAGTGTGAACTCTTTAAATCCTATTTGTTTTGCTAAAGTTTCTGCTTGCTCAACTTGATGCTCGTTATGTTTAAATCTAATAAACATCCATGTAGCGTAGCCGCCAGCATCTATAAATGCTTTGGCATTTTTGATAATTTTATTAAAATCTGTTCCTATTCTGTATAGTGATTGTGTATCTTCTAATCCGTCTAAGGCAAACACCACCTGGTGTTTAGCAGGTAGCGATTGAGCTAGTCGTTGCCACCATGCTTCAGGTCTAGCACTTCCGTTAGTATGTATACGTATATCCGTGTGAGGAGCTGTATCTTTAACATAACGACACATGTCTATCAAATCGTTGTTCAGCATAGGATCGCCAAAAGTTCCGCAGAAAGTAATAGTTGCTAGATTAGTAAGAATTTCCTGCGGGAAGATAGTGACAAAGTCATTGTAACTCCAATCATTTTCTTTTAACATTGGATTTTCTAATCCACTATGAATATTCCGTGGGCACATAGGACAACTAGCTTGGCACCTATTAGAAATTTCAATATGTACCTTTTTTAGTTCTGTAGATTTAAACAAATTGTTCTCCGCACTTATCAAAATTTCCGCATTGGCGAGAACATTCTACCAAAGGTTTGGTATTCCACGTCTGTTCAATTTGGTCAAAATAATCACTAGAAAAAATATCCTCTAATGTATTTTTATTCAAATTAGGAAATATACCCACGGTATCCATATAGTCTATTCGGCTATCTTGTTTAGGCAATATCCAACTAAAATCTAACCAACAGCAAGGACTAATAGTTCCGTCTGCCGCCACATAAAATTGTTTGTATTGTTTTGCTTTACAAGATATACTAGAGGGATTGATTACAGATTCTTGTACTTGCGATACCATCCCAAGGCTAGTAGCAGTTGGTCGTAGTATATGAGTAGTGCGTCCGGAATCGTCTAATACGTGCCAACGATCGCTAGTAAATCTCGAAGTATGTTTGAGCTGAAATCTTTTAAATCCGATTTGTTCGCTAATAGATTTACACTTTTCTATTTGATGCTCATTGTGTTCAAAAGCCAGCATGTGCCATTCTGCATTACCGCCCATGTTAATAAATGCAGTTGCATTTTCTATTATCTTATCATAATCTGTGCCCACACGATATAATGCGTGAGTATCTGCCAGGCCATCGATTCCAAATATTACTTTAACATTATATTGTGCAAGACGTTGCCACCATTCTATGGTTCTTGCACTGCCATTAGTATGCATGACTAATTCTACATTAGTATTAGTTGTTCTTAGATATTCTATTATTTCTAAACAATCTTGTGCAATGATAGGATCCCCTAAGTTGCCACATAATAGAATCTTATCTAGTTGTTTTACAAACTCTATACTAAACCATTTTTTAAATGTATATATATCAATTTCGCCTAACGTAAATAAAGGATTCAGCATACCTCCATTGATACGTCGTGGACACATAGGGCAACGTGCCTGGCACTTGCTAGTTATTTCTATATGGATATCTTTTATGTCTGTTAATCTATACATTTTGGTATCTTACTATCTGCACTACTTACGCACCTTTCAGTGATACATTTTTTCGGTGCGGAAAACAAAGTAAATTTTTCTATTGTGCCCAAAGGGTCTTCGTGACAGCTATAAGCACGTTTTACCTCCGTACCTTTTATTATAACACTTTGATACCCTGCATTACAAGTCCAATCGGTAAAACTATTAAATCCTAGAGCATTGAATCTTTCTGCTTGATCTATATAATAATTTTGTTCGCCGTCTGTAAGTCTAATCTGATATCCTTCCTGTTGTTCAAAATCATCTTGCATGATCTTAATCATCTCTGGAGTATATCCGCTTACAATGTCAGTAGCTGTATCATTACTCTGCGGTTTAAGGGTTACATTAATTCCTCGGGCACGTAGACGGTTACAACGTTCTAGCGTTTGATAAAATCTTTCTGGCACCATAACTTGATTAACAGTAACATGAACTAACTCATACATTAGTTGTAAACACTTATCACCAAATTCTTGCTCTCGTGCAAACTCCTCATGATAGCTAGCCGTAATACTTCTGCGTTGTAGCATTTCTGTAGCTGTACACCAGGTACCCCACCATTTGCTTCCAGGACTCAAATTAGTAGTCATATGTACAGTTTGGTAAGGAGTAAGTACTCCATCATCCAAATGTTTGATAAGATCTAAAAGTTGTTTGTATGCTGTAGGTTCTCCGCCACTAAAACTCCAATGAAAATCAGTAAATCCATTCAAACGAGCTTGACGTTTTATCTCATCTACTGTAGACTTATATACTTCTAAACTTTGGTGATCGGGCTGGTCGCTCCTAGCATAGGGCCAACAATATGAACATTTATAGTTACAAAATCTCCCCAAAATCCAACTTATGTTAAATAATGGACGATCCAACATTGTCTGTTGTCCAAAAGATTTTATTTTGGTTAAGGGTATCGTAGAATATATCATTGACAATATTTACGTTTGATGTTATACTATAATGGCAGTCGTGAGTGTAACTGGTAAACCTCCTCCTAGTAAGCTGACCCCCAGCTGAACGGAGGGAACGGGTCTAGCTCATTGAGTGACTTTGGAAGTTCGAATCTTCCCGACTGCACCAATTTTAACACAGGCACACTAAGGCAATTATGAAAAAGGCACTTTTAATTTTATTGTTTGTATCCAGTCTAGCTCATGCCGATTGGCGTGATCCATTTGAAAAATTCGATGCTGATAAGAATTTTACTAGTGCTAGTAACATAACATGGAAAATTGTAGAAAATCCTACTAAAACTTGTTCGGCAGAACGAGTTCGTAGAGGTTATAAAGATAATGGACAAGCCGTAGAGGCCTGTTCATTTTGGAACGGTAGTAGCTGTACTATCATAACTAAGCGTATGGTTGATAGAGATACCATTGGACATGAAGTACAGCATTGTTTTCAAGGTAGTTGGCATTGAGAGATTTAGAACAAGACATTTGGCGTGACGATGAAATCTTAAACAAGATTCGTACCCGTGATGATTATGCTCAGAATCTCTATGCGGCATTTTGCAACATGCGTTGGTGCCCTAGAGAAACGTTTCCTGCTATCCGTCAAGACCCTAAACAAGACTTATGGAGTCGTAGCTGGCGCAGTTCTGGCGGACTAATTGCTGAATTTCAAGGCCATGGTGACTATATGGATTGGTATTGTTCGGGCATGGGCGGACTTGCTACTTACGATGAAAAAGAAGGCGACAAATACATGACCGAACATAAGTACGTACCAGAAGGTACAATTACTGAAGAAGTAGAAAAGGATCTTAACCGTTTGGGTTGGTTTCCTGTTCCGTGGGAAGAAGATGAAAGTTGATTTAGAACATATACATCATTGGATGCAGGCCATCCGTGAAAGCAATAATCCAATGCGTACCATGGATGCATTTTGGAGTGGGCAACTACGTAGCAAAGAATGGTTGATCGATTCTTTGAGTTTGCAAACTAGTGTAACTGACGATCCTATTACTGTAGACATACATGGTGGTTGGGTTGGAGTGTTGGCTAGTCTATTATTTCAAAGTACTATTCCTATCAAACATATAACCAGTTTGGATCTTGATCCGCTTTGCAAACATGTTGCAGTATTGATGAATAAAAAGGAAGAAATCGAAGGCCGCTTTCAGGCTGTTACTGCCGATATGTGTAGAACAACTAGCACAGCCGATGTTATAATTAACACAAGCTGTGAACATATTACACAAGTACAGTACAATGAATGGTTGGCTAGTTTGCCAAAAACAAGTTTAATTGTATTACAAAGTAATAATTATTATATAGAAGAACATGTAAGGCCAGTAGATTCGCTAGATGAATTTGCTAGTACTTGCGGATTAAGTAATATAATGTATTCAGGCGAGATGGATTTGCCGTTGTACAAAAGATTTATGTTAATTGGAAAAAAATGACTAAAACGACTTTTACAGTAGAAGAACTATTTGAAGATATCCCCGGAGATCCAGACAATGTCATCATGAAGATACCTCCAGAAATTTGTGAGAAACAAGGCTGGAAAGAAGGCGATACTTTAAATATACTAGTCGAAGATGGAAAGATGGTTATTAGTAAGGTATGAGCAAAGACGATTTAATTGAAATGACTGGCGTGGTAACTGAAGTGTTGCCTGCTAATACATACAGAGTAAAAGTAGATAACATGGAGCACGTTTTGTTGTGTTATCTAGGCGGTAGACTAAAACAGAACAAGATTAAAATCATTTTAGGTGATAGTGTTAGGATTGAAGTAAGCACTTACGATCTAACAAAGGGTCGTGTAACATATAGGTTGTAATATGAATGTCATTCTTGAACGTGTATATAATGTTTGTAAAAGTGTTCAAGAATCTAGTCCTGAACTAACCAATTTCAAACAACTAATAAAACTTACTCGCAAGACGTTTAAAGATCACGAATTTGATATTGCAATTAAAACTAGGAAAGATAAAGACCTAGATCCAGACAAGTGGTATGTTATGGCATACTATGATAGCGAAAATGATTTCAATATGGAAACAGCTATTGAAATCATTGTACATCATCACTTGACGGGCACAGAAGAATTTGGTGCCCACCAAATAAAATCATTCCTAACAGAAATATTTGATGCTACTGTACATGAGTTTCGTCACCAGTATCAAAGTATGCGTAGAGATCACAACGAGTATGTAGAACACGTTGATATAACTCCTTATTCAGAATATCTAGCCAGTCAGGACGAACTGGATGCTTATGCATTTAGTATTGCCATTGAACTGCTACGCACACTGGAACCGGCCAGGGCCAAACGTAATTTGAGTAGAATTAGTATTATGAGTAAGATGCGTACAGGAGCAGTTTACACTAGCCCAACTCTGCGAGCATATATTGGTAATTTTGGCATGTGTGAAATAACCAAAAAGCTAGCCAAAAAGATTTACCACCATTTGGAAACAGTTGACAAGCGTTTCATTTTCATGTAAAATACTTGTATATTAACACACACAGCAAGCAAGATGAAAGCGTATCCTACACAGCAT